AACTTTCGGTCTATCTCTATTTTGTTATATCATTGTTGCTAATTATTTTTAATACTCCTACATTTTTCCCAACACATTTCGTCTTCATCTGTCCAATTTTTCTTTATTTACAATACACTCCATACATAATTGAACACCGTGTGGGCAAGTAAACCTTGCTTGTGATGATGACTTTTTACATATTTCACATTCTTGTAACACATCCATTATATCACTCCTATTATGGTAATAATTAATAAACTTCCTAATGCAATCCATATAAACAATCTATTGCGCTTAATATATGCTAACACTCTATCACTTCCTATTCATATGTAAGATAGCATCTACATCTTATTCTATCGCTTGGTGGTAACTGTGTATCGCCTGGATATTCAGCCTTCAATCCACTTGCTCTAAAATCGCTATCTATTGGTACTCGTTTATTCGCTACTTGCTTATGAAACTTTGTTTCTCTTACTCTTGAATCGCCTTGTGTTTTCCATACTTTATGTGTCATACCTATTGCTTTCGAGTGTTCTTTTCTTACAAACTCACTTTGAGCGTGCAACTCTGTATCTAACATTCTCTCTACATTAGATAGTTTGTTATATCTTCTTACTAGACTTTTCTTGATCGTGGCTATTGATTTCTTTTCTGTTATCATTTGATTCATATCTCTAACCATTCGCCTAGAGGTTTTACTTTTTAATTGCGATATATCTAATTGTTTCCGTGCTATCTTTCTTGCACTCTTTAATACTATTTCATTATCTCGTTTAAACCCTTGTATTAACTCTTGTACTTTCTTTTCAGTATCGTTTAGTCCTATTCCTTTATTTATCTTAACTAACTTCTTTACAAAGCGTTTAGGGCGTTTCAATGAATAGATACCTAATACTGCTACAATAGGTAATAATGATTTATCCATTTTCTTACGAGGTATCTTCTTACTCACTACTAACAAGATTGCATTTTGTATTATAAATAATAACGCTATATCATCTATGTTGAACTTTGCACCTTTGATAATGGATTTAACTTTATCAGGTGTTAAGGTATCAACATTAGCGATTAACTCTCTATTAATAGATTTGATATACTCTACATACTGTTTGCTATTCTCTTTCGTTAATATCTCAATGAAAGCATCGTTGATTTGGTCAACTTTACTCTTCGCCATCTTCCTCTTCTTCCTCGTTGTCTTCCTCTGGTGGTACTATCTCACTTTTGGGCTCAACTAGGGCGTTGTCATTTTCAGATTCTTTTTCCCATTTCAACGCTTGTATCTTACTTACTTTATATTTTCTCATAGTATATAGATACATTGGAATTATTCCATCTAGTGCATCTGTTTTCATTTGTATAAGAATAGCTGTTTCATCTGTAATTATATCATCATCAAATACTACATCAATTTTTTTTGGATTAAACTCTATCTCTTTCAAGTATAATATTGACTTAATCATACCTATTAACACTTGTTTTAAGCGGTTGATATGTTTGTTACGGTTACGCCATGTATCACTATTACTTGATATGACATTCGCTTCATTAACATACACACTACCATTTTCAAATGAGAAGTAATCAGTACCTAACCCACACTTAAACCCTATGAATGCTAAGTCTAATTTAATAGCCTCTATTCTTGGTGCACTATCATATGTTGGATTACTTGTTACTACTGATTGGTCGCTATCTACCATTCCTTTGATTATTTGGTACACATCTTCGTCTTCATTGAAATACTTTCTTGATTGTGGATTACCTTGTGAATCTCTTACTTTGCTCCACTCCATTACTTTATCATCAACAAATATTCGAGTGCGTGTTAAACTATCTTCACGATCTAGATTAAAGTTTTTACTATCAATACCATTAAATGAGGCTAGTGCGTTAGCTATTACTGGAATCCCCATTGGTGACTTCACATCATGGTTATTTACAATAGGCGGTTTATACACTTGGAAATGTGCATCTTCCGTTTCATATTCCATATAGTATATATAATCTACTACTTCGTTATCTTCATTCTTGATTTCGTGTTTCATTGATTCTATCTCTACTTCACTAAACAATATATCTAGTGTTGTTTTTTTACCTAATCCTTTGTTGGTTTTCTTTGTTTCATATATCTCGTGAGTAATACGATACCAACCATCATCTACCTCATGATACATAATGTGGGTATATGCCATTTTATCTTTTTCAAACTCATCAATAACTGCTATAGCTGTAATGGTTGAATTGACATAATCTATTACCATTATCTTATCGCCATATATGAAGTTTAATTGAACCTTATCTTTAGCTACATATTCAAGGATTGCCCCTGTTCCATATACACCTACTATTAGTTCAATGAACTGTGTCATCTCATCAATAAAGTGGTTATCTAATAACACCTCATCTAATGCTGCTTGGCTTGTTGCATCGCCTGTTATCAGTTGTACCTTTTCATTGAATGTTAAGCTAGTTACTTCTTCAGCTACCTTCTTAGGCATTTGTAAACTTGGCTTATGAACATCTATTCTATGCCCTGACATTGTTTTGCGTGTAAAGTGATGAACATTATTAACATCGCCTCTAAAGTAACTGAGCCATTCCTCTTGTTTAGTATATATTGTTCCTATCACTACATTGTATCCTTTGCTTGTAAATAACTTACCTAAATCTTTTATCTTAGTATCATTCATTTCATCACCTCATAATTGTATCGTAAATAAAGTCCATTTCTTTTAACCACCCGTAGTCGCTGCCATCTATTGTATCAACATCGCTTGAGCCGTTATCAGCAGGGTTACCTTGCTTATCATATTCTCTTTCTTCAAATGCTTTGATAACTTGTTTACATTCAGGATCAATAGTATGATACCCACTGCCAAACATTATTTCATTCATATCTACTCTACCTTGTAAGATAGATTTATTCTTTTTAGCACCTTTTAATTTCTTCATTTTAGGTAATGGTTCTACTATAAGAAAATGATATTTCTTTGTCATAGAATATTCCACTATTAGTTGCTTGAACATTAGGTTAGCACTATCAATGAATACTGTTATAGCTAATTTATACCTAGCATATATAGTTGTTGCAAACTCAAGGAAGTCATCAACATAATCATTGATTGTTTTAATCCCCTCACTTACTCCATTCTTATGATAGTAATATGTGAATGTTTCCATACCTTTATATTGTGGAATAAATCCTTTAGGAATAAATGTTGTTGCATCTGCACCACCTACATCGACACCTATTGTTATATCTACATATTTATGTGTTGCAGCCTTAACATTTCTATCTCTACTGAATTGCTTGTATACCGTTCCACCTAGATTAGCAGGTAAGCCTTGATACTCTGACTTCCATAACTCTATGTTTGTTTTCTTTAACATCTCTATTTCACGCAACATTGGTATACCTAAGAACGCAACTTGTTGCCAATATGGTGTATCATCATAATTAGTTTTTATAACATATGCGTCTTCTCGTTCATTCATTTCTTCCATAAACTCATAAGTCCAATCACTTAGTTTAGGTGCATCGTTCCATTCGTACAATGATATAAACCAATCCCCCGCTGCTCTCATTACACCTGACTTAGCTGATTCAATGTAACTTCTATCTTTATACTCTGTTATTTCAAAGAACCAAGCTATGTTAATTGTGTTGCTCGGTTTCGTTGGTCTTATACCTTTTAATTTATCTTTAACTTTCATTTGTTTAAAGTGAACATAATTCCCTTGTGGTAATCTAATCCATAAATCATTACCATTTGGATAATGAGCATGAACTCTTAAGTTAACTCCTAATTCTTCAAACGCCCATATTAAATCTCTAAATGTACTATCTTTATGATCTGAATAATCTTGTCTAAATACTACTACTTCTAAATTAGGATTAATTAACATTAACTTAGCTATCTTGATTGCGTTCTTGCTTGACTTGTAACCACCTCTGCCACCATGATCTAATTGATTAGGCAGCATTGAATTAAAGTATTCTAAATGAGGCCTAGCTATTATATCACTAATTAGGATTTGGCGACTCATGTGCCAACAACTCTTTTCTTTCTCTTGTTAATCTTGCTACTTCATCTGAATCATCAATAATTGTTACTGGTATTATATCTTCTCTAACGTGTTTATTTTTCCAACCATAATTATTTTTCAATGAGAATATAGCGCCTGTCGGTCTTCCTTTGAATAAACTTTCCTCTACAAAGGCGTATACTCTATCCTTAGCATTTTTAATTGTGTCAAAATATTCATCACGCTTTTCGTAGTTCATAAGCGTTTCCCTACTTGTTTTAAGGTATATAGCTAGTCCACTTACAGTATAAGGTTTTACTTGTTCCATAATGAACTCATGTCCTAACCATTTGTTACCTTTTGATTTATCATTCTCGTCATATTCGTGGTTTAGTATCTTGTCTTCTATTCTTCCACCAAACATATCTCTTTTGTAATCCCAACAACTTTTAAAATATGCTTCTATCTTTTCTTCTAATTCTTCGACACTTGTAAATAGCATTGGTCTCCCTACTCTGTTGTTTGCTTTTGTATGTTTGTTGTTTGCTTTCTCTTTGATAAACTTTGTTATCGTTGCCCTACCTATACCCATCTCATTAGAAATAGACAATATTGAATTGCCTTGTTTATATAATTCTTTAGCTTTATTTTTCACACTTTGGTTATATGCCATAAT